CTCTTAACGCGCTGCAAACCACTCTGCGCCTTAATGATGCAATCCGTCGAGGGACAGCAGGCCAGCAACAAGCACAAATGCTGCGTGCGACCAGCGCAGCCTTCAATCAGCTCTCTGACCAAATGACTCGTGGTCAGCGCCACACTATTGCCTATCAACGTGCTCTAGAGTCCTTTGGGGCTCGTATAGGGACCGTGCAGCGCCAACTCAAGGCAGCTACCTCTGCAGCCAACCTATCTGAGATGGCCAAGTTCATCAAGGACATTGGCTCTGCTGTAGTACTGGCTGTAGGCCCATTATCCGGGTTTGGTGCTCGCTTGATGGCTATTGCAGCCATCTCTCATCGCTCAGGCTTTGCGCTTGCTGCCTTTGCTACTGGTGTAATCACTGCTGGGACGGCCTTATTCTCCCTGAGCAAGAGTGTAGTAGCGACTGCAATCGACATCGACCGCATCAAGAGCCGACTGGAAAACTCTACAGGATCTGCTGAGGCTGCCACTGTTGAGTTTCAGAACCTGCGTGAGATGGCTGATCGTACTGGCCAAGAATTTGTATCGCTGGCTGATCAGTTTACTCGGTTTCAGGCAGCTTCTATGGGCACTGCCTTGGAAGGTGATAAAGCTCGAGAGATCTTTGAGAACCTAGCAACTGCTGTTGGCAACTTCCAGCTTGATGCAGCGAGCGCAGAAGGTGTGTTCCGCGCAGTTGAGCAGATGATGTCTAAGGGCAACGTAGCTGCTGAAGAACTTCGCCAGCAGCTCGGTGACCGTTTGCCAGGTGCCTTCAAGGCTGCTGCTGATTCCTTGGGAGTCACCACGCAGAAGCTGAATGAGCTCCTCAAGAAAGGCAAAGTCTCTGCCGAAGAATTCCTGGTCCCCTTCTCCCGTGAGGTGAAGAAACGACTTGGGGGTGACTCCGTAGACGGGATCGATTCGCTACGTGCGTCTCTCAACCGCCTAAATAATGCATGGACGTTCTTCAAAGTCAACTTTGATGAGGCCTTTGGCATTTCGCGTGCCTTCAAGAGAGGTGTTGATGCACTTAGTGCAGCCTTAAACTTCTTGGGTGACAACATCAAGGTGACTGCAGCCGTTGTAGGGTCATTGACTGCTGCAATAGGCCTGTTAGCTCTACCACGTGTGATCTCAGGGGTCCTGGCTTTTGGAGGAGCCATCCGGACTGCTACTATCGCGGTGCTCGGACTCACGTCAGTAATGGCTGTAGGTACAATGGCTTCCTGGTTGGGGCTATTCGTACGTGTAGTCACTGTTGTAGGCGCCGGCGTAGCTGCAATGGAGCTCTTCGGCACTACTACTGCCGAGGCAGCTGAAGCAGAGCGTACTATGAAGATTGAGAGCGATGCCTTGATCGCGTCTCAAGAGAAACAAACTACTTCTGTTCAGACGTCAGCGCAGAAATTTGCTGCCGCGACTATGAAGAAGATTGAGGCGCTCTACCTCCAGATAATGGCCATGCAGAGAGCTGAACAGGCTCAGCGCCAGTTTATCAAAGAATTCGATTCCGGAAGCAAACCTTGGTTTGATAGAGGCCTAGATGAATGGTTTGCCCGTTTAGTCTCTGGAGCCAAACAGGCTCAGGGTGCCACTCGTCAGGCTATCATCCCGATGGAACAAGAGCTTGAGGCACTTAAGAAGAAGTTCGACAAGCTTATGTCAATTGGGGGTGATAGCGGCAACAAGCCTATGCTCGATCTCGGTGAAGACAAATTAGACCGAGCGGGTCGTGCCTTGCGTGATGCCAATCAGGAGATCGAGAAGCTTCTGATGGCCAATCAGAAAATGATGGAAGGTCCTCAGGTATTTGAACAGTATGAGAAGGCTGCTGAGGTAGCCAATAAGGTCCAGCAGTTCAGAGATCGCCTGATGGATGCTGGAGTAGCCGTTGATGTTGTGAAGGAGAAGGTTGCACAGTATCAGTTTGCACTGGAAAACAACGACAATATCCAGACAAACATGTTCGCGAATATGAAGGCTTCTTTTGAAGCCTTCAAGAGTATTGGCGTGAATGCTTTCAACTCAGTTGCAGATGCCTTAGGGAAGGCAGTTGCTGATGGCCAGCTGAATGCTGAAACATTCGTGAACATCGTCAAGGATATGGTTGCTCAGATAATCTCCCAAATCCTCAAGATGGCTGTTATCAATCCAATCCTGAACTCATTGTTCCCCAGCGCTGCATCTCCACTGCCCACGTTCGCTGGGCTGGGCTTCGCTAAAGGAGGGGCTTTCAGTGGGGGTGTGCAGTTCATGGCTAAGGGTGGTATTCTGGGCGGTCCTACTTTATTTGGTACCAAGTCTGGTATGGCTGTTGGTGGTGAGGCTGGTGATGAAGCTGTGATGCCTCTCATTCGGTCGTCAAGCGGACATCTGGGTGTGCGTGCTGTTGGAGCCGACTCACGTAATAGTGGAGGCACAATCGTCAACGTGATTACCCCTCCAGGGTCAAAGACTGAACAGCGTGAGCGTAGCAGCGGGAATGATAATGTCCAGGATTTGATCATTACTATGGTCAATCGGGCAATTGCTGGTGGCAAGATGGATCAGTCCTTAGGGGCACGGTTCGGAGGCCGTAATAGATTAGCTGGGGTCTCGTAATGGTAACTTGGCCTGCGTCTCTACCTCAGGGTGCGTTTGTCGATAACTGGCAGGAATCTGTTGAGGATGCCATAACGGAATTTACCGTTGAAGTAGGTCCCCCTAAGCGTCGCCGCCGTATATCTTCCCCACAGAGACTCGTGGAACACACTATCGTTATTACAACGGCACAGCGTGCAACCTTACTGGACTTCTATGAGGATGATCTGTCAAATGGAACGTTGCCGTTTGACTGGGTGCATCCTATCGATGGTGGAAGTGCAGTCACCTGGCAGTTTCGTGAGCCGCCACAGTTCCAGCTCATTTCAGGATCGCATTTTACGGCCAATCTGAAACTTCGCAAAATGCCTTAGCTCTAGCTTTAGGGTAGGTGGAGTAGCATGCCTCGTACATTGTCCTCAGCATATTGGAGCGGGAGTACCTTATCAGTCTCCGATGAGGACTTTCTTGTACTTCTGCGGATTACCCATCCATCGGTCAAACCTGTCTTTGTAGTGAACGATGTGGTAGATGTGACTTCCAACGGAGTGCTGCATACAGGCTTCCCATTCGAATTGGTGCTTCCTCAGGAGGATGACAATATCCCTCAAGGGAAGATCCGTATCCAGAACGTCGATAGACGTTTGGGTATCACCTTGCACAAGCTGCAAACTCCTCCATGGATGCGATTCCAAGTAGTGCTCCGATCAGCTCCTAACTCTGTCCAATTGCAGTACGATTTTTTGCGGCTTACCAATGTGTCAGTAGATGCCATCGCAGTTGAGGGCACCATTGGGATTACCGACTTTAGCTCCATTCCGTGGCCTAGGGCGCGTGGGACCAAGAGAGTCCTGCCTGGATTATTCAAGGTGCCTGGAGGCTAAGTAAGCGCGGAAGTAGAGGTACCAAAGGTTGACCCCTAGGCAAGAAGACCCACATGTTTCCCCCATCCAATAGCCTGTTGGGCCTGAGTCTGAGCCTGAGCCCCAGAATCATTGAGAAGTACATGTCCATCCCATTCCTGAATGGAGGACGTGATGAGCGTGGAGTTGATTGCTGGGGTTTAGTCTATCTGGTATACCTTCAGGAGCTAGGGATTACTCTACCTACATACGGAGCAATTTCTGCAACTGAGCTGCTAGCCATCCAGCGCCAGGTAGAAACAGATAAACAAAACGAAATCTGGGTTCCCATAGGGGACAGAGCGGAGAGACCCTTTGACATTGTGGTTATGACTGGAACCTTAAGGCCGCAAGGTGGGGGGCATCTTAGAAGCGCATTAGTGCATATGGGACTGGTAACCAAGTCCCGACACGTATTACACACAGAAGAGGGAGTAGGAGTCCAGCATATTCCTTTTAAAGGAGCGGGGGCTCCAGCAGCTATCAAAGCGCGTGTAAGAGAGATCTACCGACATGTCACTCATTCCGGCTGAAGAGCTTCACTGTGGGATTCCTGTTGCATTTGCACGGAAGCCATTCGGCGGTGATGTGTATAGGGGGGTAGCAGCTGAGGGTCAATCTCTACTTGAGATTGTTGAGAGTACTCCAGGACTTGATGACAGATTCAAGGAGTTTGGTGAGATCGCCATTAATGGCGACTTTGTGCCAAGACAATATTGGCATGTAGTTCGCCCAAAGGCCTACAGCGAAGGCCGACCTGTAGTTGTAACTCTACACCTTGCACCTTTTGGCGGCGGTAGCCGGGGTGGTAGTGGTGGGCGGAGTGGTGGCAAGTCTATCATCACAATCATTGCGGCCATTGCCATTGTGGCTATTGCTTCTTTCATTAGTGCAGGTGGCCTGACAACACTAGCGCCTAGTCTATTCTCCACTAGCTTGTTTGGGTCTGGTACTATAGGCGCTGCCTTAGCGGCTGCTGCTGTATCCTCTGTAGGTTTGTTAGCCCTACAAGCTCTGACGCCATCACCTTCAGCACCTTCAGAGACCTTTGCTGATAGGAGCAGACAGGATCGATCAGCATCTGCTGACGGCAATATAGTCCAGCCTGGTGGAATTATTCCCAGAGTGATTGGGACCTTCAAGATATTCCCTCCTCTGGTCTCATCTCCCCTGATCGACCTAGTAGATGACAATGAAGTTGTAGAGGCTGTGTACGCCCTTGCAGGCCCACACTCTATGACAGATGTACGCGTAGATGGATTTCCTGCTGATGACCTTGAAGAGCTTGATTACCAAGTTCGTGAAGGGTTCACAGACGACTTTGATCTGAACCTCGTAGAGCGTTACGGAGTTGTGGATAGCCCTCAAATTGAGCTATCCATGCATATTGTCGATGAAGAAGTCAAGCGCAGACTTAAGCATGTAGGTACTCCTACTGTTGATCTGCCTTTATGGCATGGTGTAATTGTACCTTCTCTGCCTGACGAGATTTGGTTGCAGCTATTAGCTCCTCAGGGATACTTCAATCAGATCGACGATGATGATCGTCCTACTGTGCCATTCAGGCTGAGAGTCAGGCAAGAAGGTGAATCTACATGGATTAACTTTCCTGAGATCCATCTCTGCCAGCGCATATCTTCGGCATTCCGTCGGATGATCAGACTGAAGTTTGTGGCTGACTCGAGTGAGGTTCCCTCAGAACCTACACCTCCGACAGTCTTCGGATGGAGAAATGCATATCGTGAAGTACCTCCCCAGACCAATAACAATCCCGGGGGTGCTCCATCTACGGGTGGATGGACTGCTGATGCTCACTTCGCTGATGGTGCGGGCTTTCAGGACACCGTCAATATCCATCTGACTGGTCAAGACGCTACCTACTACCTCTATGGTGCCACCTTTAGTGGGACCCGTCGGTGGGAAATTCAGATCATAAGAGGCAATACATATCTACGAGACTCATTTACTCCTTCTACGTATGTCTATAGCGGGTTAGGTTCCAACGTACATGACTTCTTCGGATACAAGGCATCTGATGGTTCTATTGCCGGTACAATTGCAGGTGACCCTGTAATTCCGCAGAGCACAGAAAACATTATCGCCTCGACAATCTTGCTCCGTTCGTCTGCTGTCTACAACACGTTACCAGTCGTGAGGCCTTCAGAGACTCAGGCTTGTGGGCTAGCTCTGTTGGCCATGAAGGGCCGTAACAAGAACTTTACCCGCGTGTCTGTACAGGCTGCAGGTTATGTGCCGGATTGGGATGGCACGGAGTGGGCCAATCTTGTTACCACCTCAAACCCTGCACCACACTTCCGGGACATATTGGTTGGGGAACTAAACTATGATCCAGTAGCCCCATCTGTGCTGGACGATGATAGTCTGCTGGAGTGGAGAGATATTTGTGAGGACAGAGACTTCACGTGCGACCTTATCTCTGAAGGAAGGTCTGTATCGGAGCTATTGAATATTCTGGCAGGCTGTGGTCGTGCTAAGCCTATGATGTCTGACCTGCTCGGGGTTGCTCTGGACATCAATAGGCAAGACCAAACACCGGTACAGCTATTCACACCTCGCAACTCCAACAGCTTTCGGTTTGACGTCCCGTTCACACGTGCACCAGACGCGTATATTGTCTCGTATCGAAATGCCGATGTAGGCTACGAAGAAGACCAGCTGATCGTATATAATTCTAACATAGGGTCTGAAACTGCTGATCGATTTGAGAGTGTAACCTTTGAAGGTATTGTCGATAGCAACAAAGTTGCTCGTCGAATGGAGTTTGATGCTGCGCAGTTGACTTATCGCCCAGCTATCTACGCCATTGATACAGACATCGAGTACCTAGTATGCCGCAGGGGGGACCTGGTTGGTCTTACCCATGATATCATTCAGGCCCGTGCAGGCTTTGCGCGTATTAAAGCCATTACGGAAAATGCAGGCAATACAGAGTCTATCACGGTAGACAATGAGATTCAGCTGTCCACTGGAACAGATATTTTTGGACTGTCTAACATCTTCACGGAGCCAAACATATTCGACGTGGGCGCTCCTATGGGAGTTGCTATTAGGCTTAGTGACGGCTCTATTATAACAAAGGTCTTGAGTTCTACAGGTCTTACTGACGTACTTGAGTTCGCTACTCCATTCACGACGCCCAGCGCCCTGGATGTTGACTGCTTGGTAGTTGTTGGAGACGTAGACTCTGAGTATGGTCGGTTTATCGTTAAGGAGATAGCGCCACAGCCTGATCTGACTGCGCGGTTGGTTTTGGTTGCCGAAGCTCCAGAACTCCACCCTGTGTACACCGAAGACTTTAGTGCAGCCTCACTTACGACTGGAGCACCCGAGAGTCAGCGGGCAGTGTTGCTACACTTCGACAACACTGATGCATCTACTTCGTTCCTCGATGAGGAAGGACACACGTTTACTGCTGCAGGCAATGCTCAGATTGATACTGCGCAGTCTAAGTTTGGTGGCTCAGCTGGTCTCTTTGATGGCAACGGTGATTGGATTTCAGCACCGGACAGTGCTGACTTCAACCTTGGGTCAGGTGACTGGACTATTGACTTCTGGTTCAACTGCAATGCAGCAGGGGGAACTACTGAAGCTATAGCAGGTCAGTGTGATGCCGCAGGCACTGCAGCTTCAACTTCATTTAGGATCCAGCGCAACTCATCCAACTTCATTAACGCGTTCGTGTGCGTTGGCACCAACTTCTTCACTGTAACGGGCACGACTCAGTTTACCTCAACACTCAATGCCGGATGGCATCATGTAGCATTTGTTCGTACAGGGGGCAATCTCAAGCTATTTATTGACGGTGTGCAGGAAGGCGGCAATACAGCAATCACAGGCACAGTCAACGATAGTGCGGAAGTGCTCCGTGTAGGCATGGACCATGCAGGCACTGCAGATCCATGGACTGGCTGGATTGATGAGTTCCGGATGACAGTCGGAACAGCTCTCTGGACTTCTAACTTCCTTGTGCCCACTAAGCCCTCAGGAGCTCCTACTGGTTGGACGGCTCGCTGGGCCACGTCTGGGGTAACCTATGACGTTCAGACAGCTGCTATTGCCGGGTCGGTGTCAGGTAAAGAACTCAAAGTCACTGCCTCACAAGATGCAAGACGTGTGCTTACGATTGACGAGCTGAGCAACGTGTACTCAGACGTTGAAGTCACCGTCTCCATGTACGTAGTAGGGCATGCAGCAGCTAACGGAGGCACCTCAGGTCCTGCGATTCGTGTAGCAGGCACACAAGGAGCTGAGACTGGATATGTGCTGCGTCTCATTACGGATAGTGGTGGCACGGGGGGCGCAGGTATCCAGATTATCGCCTACAATGGCGGTGCTAATGCTTCTTTCCCTGCATCACCTGTGCCCTTTACGTGGGCAGTAAACACTCGATACTGGCTTAAGCTGAGTGCTATTGGGTCCCACTTTAAGGCAAAGGTCTGGGAAGATGGCGATCCTGAGCCTGATAACTGGATGCTGGATGAAATCGATACGACTGTACCTGGGCCCGGCTATATAGGAATCAACAACTTCCCAGCCGCAAGTGACCCCGCGTTTGACTACATACAAGTTAAGATTCTAGAAGTTCTGAAGTAGGAGGCGAGGCACCTATGGCTGTTGATAGAAGAACACCGACGTTGGCTAATGATGGTCCTACCATGGATGGTGAGGACTATACTGATTTAGTCAATGAGGAAGTTGAAGCTCTGTGGGACAGAGCAGCTGTCTGGCTTGATAACGTCGCAGGCACTAACACGATCACTGCAACAGCTGATCCAACGGTGTTGGCTTATTCTCGCAACCAGCAGTATAACTTCCTTCCTGTGAACAACAACACAGGACCGACTACGATTGCTATTGATGGGCTTGCGGCAATATCTATACGGGATATTGATGGCGTTGCGCTGGCTGCAGATTCTCTCGTTGCAGGTCGAATGACTCGTCTGCAGCACGACGGCACCAACTTTCGTATCTTGAATCGTCCACCGGATACGGGTGTTGATGCCGTATCTGAAGTTGCAATACAATCATTCACTGCTACAGGTACCTACACCCCTAACGCGCGAATGATATTCTGCAAGGTACAGATCCAAGGCGCTGGTGGAGGTAGTGGAGGAGCGGATAGCAATGGCTCTGTTACAGTCAAAAGCGGTTGTGGTGGTGGTGGTGAGTATGCTGAAGGCTATTTTGATGCAGCTACTATAGGTGCCTCTCAGGCAGTAACAATAGGAACGGTAGGTACCGCTGGAAATACAAGCGGATCCAATGGAGGCAATGCAACCACAACTTCTTTGGGTTCATTGCTTACTGCTGCTGGTGGTCAGGGAGGTGAAGGTACAGGAAGCGGCTCATCTAGCCAGGCAACCCGTAATGGTGGAGCTGGAGGAACAGGAGGAACAGGAGGAACGTTGAGGATACCTGGCGGCCGAGGAGGTGATGCTTCTAGCTCAGGCAGTGGCACGCAGGTAATAGGCACCTCAGGAGACGGCTTCTTGGGGCATGGA